GTTTTACAAATCTATGTAAAGGAGGTTCTAATCCTTTCAAACCAAATTTTATAGAAAGGAGGCAATCGTTGTATGCCTAAAATCAACGAAAGTAAGTATTTTCACGATTCATTCGTGGAATCCCAAAACTTAAGGTCCTGGTTTGGCAAAGTGGTCAAAGGGCAACCTGAAGTTTATGACACACCCTTCGCCAAGGGTGAGTCAACTGAACAAATGCTCAGTGAATGGAAAGCCGTCCTAAAGTCGATTGACACACGATGGCCTTCTCTGTGGGCATTTGAAAATGACCTCGCGAATAAGGTCGGACCGATGAGTGTCGAGAAACCTTTGTCTCAGAGGCTCGAAGACATCGATCATTACTACGAGGGTATTCTCCTTCCCTCAACGAACTTAGATCATTCTGCAGTAGCGGCAGTAATATCTGAGTGGTCCAGGATACGCGGCCTGGAAGTACGCAATCAAGCTCGCACAGTAGAGTTGATGAAGAAGAGCACCAACTCGGGAAGTCCCTACTTCACAAAGAAGCGTACGGTAGTAGATGAGACGACCCCCTGTTCCGTATCCCACTACAGGAGTGAGGTAAACCAATTGCTGTCAGGAGGAAATTTCAAGGCAGCTGCGGTTCTCGGCTGGAGAGGACAGGAAGGCGGTCCGAGCGATACTGATGTTAAGCAGCGAATTGTTTGGATGTTTCCTTTCGCCGTTAACATTCAGGAATTACAAGTCTATCAACCTCTGATTGAAGCCGCTCAAAATTTCAATCTTGTTCCAGCCTGGGTTAGCATGGAATCAGTTGATAGGAGAATCACTGACATGTTCGACACAAAGTCTAGTGACGATCTGGTAATTTGTACCGACTTTAGTAAGTTCGACCAACATTTTAACGCCCATATGCAGGAAGCTGCTCTTCAAATTCTGACTGCAATATTATCTCCGGGTGTGACGTCCCGCCAATGGTTGAACAATGTATTCCCAATTAAGTATATGATACCTCTCGCATACAATTGGGAAGAAGTGCGCTTTGGGCCACACGGTATGGGCTCGGGTTCGGGAGGAACTAACTGCGATGAAACATTAGCCCATCGTGCCTTGCAATTTGAGGCAGCTCAAAGACATGGTGTCAAACTTAACCCTAATTCACAGTGTCTTGGCGATGACGGAGTGCTCACCTACCCCGGTATCACTGTGGATGACGTTGTGAAAGCATACACATCGCATGGCTTGGAGATGAATGCGGACAAGCAGTATGCAAGCACTCAAGATTGCGTGTACCTAAGACGGTGGCACCACAAAGACTACCGCGTGGACGGGGTATGCGCAGGGGTATACTCAACGTGCCGGGCTTTAGGCCGTTTGAGATATCTCGAACGCTACATGAATCCCAGATTTTGGGATGCTCGATCGGTGGCATTGCGACAACTGTCCATCATCGAGAACTGTAAGTACCACCCGTTACGGGAACAGTTTGTCGAATTTTGCATGAAAAGGGATAAATATCGTTTGGGGATAGACATCCCACATTTCCT